AACAAAGTTAACTGCTGATAGGACTCTAAAGTTTGCATTTGTGGATCGAATAACACGTTGTAAAGCTTGGTTGGACACCATGTTGCATGTCAATTGAAATGCGTTGATTCCGAAAAGTCCTGTTGACAATTCTTTTGAATCCGCAAATATGAATGGTGGAAGGACAAGCTTTTCAGCGCTTGTAAATCTAACTCCTATAGGCATGTTTGCTAAGTTTACGTTAATCACCCACACAGCAGGCGGACCACCAGCAGGAGCATTTGAGCTACCGCAGTGTGGAATGCCATTGTTGAACCACACCTGAACACCGTTATAAGTGTAGTTTCCATTTCCGTTCAAAACAATACCAGTGTTTGGGTCACAAAACTGAATTCTACTGTATGCACCATTTGGGTTGTAGTTCCCAATAACAGATTCAAAATAGCTGTTTAATGGATTGGAGAACGATCCGTAAGCGTCGTTGTAGCTTGCAAAAGTATCCAACATACTGGGACATGTTCTTTGTTTCAAATTGGCTTTATAATCCACCATTCTTAATAATTGTGGCAACAGTTCCGCTGTATTCATAGAGACAGTTACATCGTTAATGGATGCTGACATTGTGTTAGTCATGGTGTGCAAAGGGAACGCACTAAGAGCACAATCTTTACCGAAAGTAATAACGGGTATAGTACCAGCATTGTTAACTGTGACACCTGCTTGTCCAGCTCCGTTTTGCACGTTCACATTAAATGTCAACATGCAGTCAGAAACCCAATCTACAGCACGATCAATGTATATGTTAGGTGAGGGCACTGTCACGTTAAAGTTATGTTGTGAAGTGTTGGCTGATATAGCCCTGAACTGTGTGGCTGTTACAGATTCACCCCCTTTGTACACAGCATATTGGGGTTGACTTTGTATGATTCTGTCATCATAGACACTAAATTTTTCCAAAGACATTTGATATTATATATTATGGGAAGATAATATGTAATTTAAAATTAACTTTGTAGGAAATTTATATGTTTTTGAGATTTCATACGTCTGGTTTTATTCATTCTTTATTTTTTCATAATAAAATATTAATAATAATAATAATAAAATTAAGGCAGACCTTTCATCTTGAAGAGCAATTTCAAGCTGACAGATGCACCATTTGGAAGCGTAACAGGGTACAAAGTCCCAGATTTATCTTTCCAAAAAACAGAGACGTCAAATTCACGAATTTCTTGTTTTGCTGTGGACATTGATATCATTCTATATGGATTTGGTGCGTATTCCATAAAACCTTTATAATCACTGCTTCTACTGATTGGCAAAGCAACATCTGTAATTGTGGTCTGAAAATTAGCTTGTGATGAAAAAACATCGGATGACATTCCGTTAGCGATAACAATAGGTGCGCCCACTTGTTCAGGCACAACAGGCAATAATGATGTAGTAAACACAATTGATTGAACAGGAGACCAAATAGCGTCAGTGCTTGGAAAATCTTGGGTAACAACATAATATGTCGTGCCCCCAACAACTTGAGTATTATTTAATCTGTTCCTGACGATGATTTCGTTTGTTTCTGGTTGATTGTTTGGAGTGTAAATATTTTCGAAATTTCGCAATAACTGATACAAGTTTGCATCAAGGACGATATTAAAAGATTCCGTTTGAGATGTTCTATCTGGTCCAAAACCATTACTATCACAGTACAAACTAAATAAATTGGTTGATCCATTGTAAACAAGTTGCGGTGCTTTTGTAGTCACACCGCCAAGTTGACCAGAAACATTAGTAAATGCGGATGCTACTGCTGTGTTAAATAAATCACAAAAATGAGAATAAGTGTAACTGTAGTAATATTTTTGAGAACTCGGAAGAGCCCCACTTGTTTCACTGGTCCATTCCAAATATGCGGTTGATCCAGCATTTGCACCAGATTTGCTACCATTAATTGTGACCGCATAAATAGTTTTGTTCGGATCAAATGCAGTAAAACCTGTCATTGCTTGTTGTTGTGCAAGGGGCATAATTGTGGGAATCCACATGGGTAAATCAGAACCGCAACCATCCATGGTAAAACGTACAATTGTCAAATCATATAGACTGCAATCAGAAATGACCGCTTGAGTACGGGATTGTATGAACTTTACTGGCGGATCATTAATCCCAGTGTCTTCAGTTCGTGTGGAAGTTATCGTAATATCGTAATAAATTCTTCCTAAATCATCAGATGACACACTGCTGTATGAATACATAATTATATATGTAATCAAAGAAATTATTTTCCCAAAATATGATACGTTATTGTATTCACCCAATCGTCGGGCTTCATTCCACTTTTTTTAATAAGATCATTGATTTCCTCGAGTGATTTCTTGTACAAAAGCAATCTTACGCTAACCCAATCACCGCAATCATTCACACCTTCTTTGTCTGCTTGCCAATGGTACGGACTATATGTAATTTTGCATCCATGATCTGATTTTGCTTTTTGCAATAAATCCAACAACAAAGGTTTTTCCATTTTTAATCTTCTCAAAGTTTCAGGACTTATCCATTTTTTTTCACCATCTGGTTTTACTCCATACGGATCGAACCACTCAATAGTTTTGCCATTATCACGGAGTGTCAGCCCAGTCCAGTGGCCAAACGTATCAGAAATGGGAATATAAACCACACAACGACCCAGTCTATCAAACAATTTAAATATGTCTGACACTCCTGCAAGATCTGGATATTCAATTATGTTTGTTTTGTTCGGGCTCAGGATTTTCTGTATATCTGTGTCAGACAATGGATCTTCTATTGTCTGTTTCATTTGATCTTTACTCAGCATAACTATATAATGGCAATTTATTTTTTTTATGTTATGTTGGCCCAATTGGCAATCTGAGTGCGGATACGTTTTTTTCTTCTGTTTGCACTGAGCGATGGATTTTTACAATGCCTCTACAACAATCAACATTGTCACATTTACTCATAAAACAAAGTTTAAAAACATAGCCAAAAAACAGAGTTCCGCACACAACGGTAGTAATTATGATTGCTTCAATTATCATTGTTATATATTATTTACTCGGATAGTTTTTTTAGGTTAATAACAATCGATGTTATGTTATGATTATTGCTTTTTACATCGACACTGATTTTATCATCGTCAGAATCGTGGCCCACATCGACACTGATATTAGTATCATCGTCATCAGAATCGTCACTGGATTCACTTTTATTTTCACTAATTTTTTTAAGTTTATTGATGTTTAGGGAATTAATTTTTGCTGTGACAAGATGTTTTTCTGCGTCGAAAGCATTCTCAAGCTCAAATGACATTTGTTCCCCCCAGTTTGTTGAAAAATGTTGAAGTAGCTGTAAATAATTTTTTAGGATATTTATTTCATTATTTTCCTCCATTTATAAATAATTGTTATAAAATCTTTTACTTGATTTTATCACACTAAAAATAATATTAAATAATAAAAAAATTATTATGGAATCAAATTTGTCCAGTCAAAAGGATCTACTCCGTTGGGTGCTTTAAGATCCAATGAATCACGCAAACATTCAAATAATCTTATCAAATCAGCGTTATCTTTAAGATATGTTTGACTTGCTACAGCTTTTTCAGTCACTGCACTGTTTGACGCTTTAATAAAACCATCTCCAGAAACGGCACTTAAAACACCTGATTCTTTCAAAAATCCATGACCAAGAACATCACCTTCTAATCCCGCAGTAGTTTGATAACTTGACAATTGCGAACTCAATGCATATCTTGATAATGCATCTATTTCAGATTGCAAATCATTTGTATTTAATTTTCCGCTTACATCGGGAATTAATCCATCTACTTGGGTTTTAGTGTAGGAATCACTAATTAATCTGTATTTTGCATCTGACGCAGTTTTAGAATAAACATCTGTGGCTACGGCTTTTTCAGTGATTGATGAATGATCTGCTTTTATGTAACCATCTCCAGAAACAGCAGACAAAACGCCTGCTTGTTTCAAAAATCCTGCAGACAATACAGCGCCTTCCAATCCTGCTTGAGATTGAAGACCGCTCACATCAGGAATTAATCCATCTACTTGGGTTTTTGTGTATGAATCAGCTACTGTGCGATAGCTTGAAGCATCTGACCAATTTTTAAATGTTGCTGGTAAACTCATATTTATATACTATAATGAGACAATTAATTATTATTATATAAGACCAGTATAATCAAAATTACCAGAATTATCTGGTTTTCTCAATTGAATTGATTGACTCAATGATAAAACTAACTGTTTTAATTTATTGTTATATTCCACTAATTCATCAATTGTATTTTGCATTTGTGTAATATTAGAAAAACCGTCTAAAGAAGCATTTGATAATGACCCAACAACATTTGTAACACCATCCACGTAAAATTTATAAACTCCATCATCTCCAACAGGACCCATATACGATTCTGTAGCAAGAATGGAATTTGCATTTACTGTTTGTGTAATGATGCTGTTGGCACTTAATTCAGTGCATCCTAACTCGTTTAGGCCTGTAATTGATTGATTGTTTGCATTATTTCCAACTGCTAACACAGATTGTAGACTTTGAAGACCAGATGAACCATTTTCAACGTTGCTTAATCGTGTTGCATGATTTGCAATACTGGAAGCGTGTGACGCCAACGTTGTCGTGTGGGTTGTGAGCGTCCGATTGATAGATGAGACGTTGTTTGAAATGTGTGTTTTTGTGGCACAATCCAACAAATTATTACCAGAATCAAATGACAGCAATTTTACAGACCCATCATTGTTTTT